AGTGTAAACATAAAATGTAAACTAAAATGTAAAGCAACAAAAAAGACACCCAATACATGAGTGTCAAGTTAGTACGTTAGGTATTTAAATCTAACCATATATAATCACTAGTATCAGTATCATAAACACAAATTTTAGGTTTATAAATATCATTTAAACTATCATAATAATTATATATTAATCCTAGATAATTTCTTGAAGGTGTTGGTAAACCTAAAGTTGTATCATTATATAATGATTTACTTTCATTATTAATAAATACTGCTGTGGTACAACCGTTATCAAACATGTTAGTATAATTACCAACAGGTGCTTTATTATTAATAACTTTAACATAATTATTATTGTTTGCAATATATATTACTTTATTTAAATTCATGGCATGTGTTTCATCACGATATAAATTATTATTTCTAATTTCAAGATATGTTGTTGTTTGTGTACTTAATGCAACACCTGTATTTTCAGCATTTTCATCAGTTTGATAATTATTTACTATATTACTATCAATTATAACATTATAAGAAGAATATATTGTAACTGCTCTAAACGAACAATTATTAATAGTATTATTTTTAACTAATACATTTCTTGCACCACCAATAGAAATAGCTTGATTTCCTGTTACATTATTTAATGTATTGCCTTCAATTAGTAATGATCCATTAGGATAACCACTATTTATTGAAGTATAATCACTTTCAGTATCAATAGTTATTCTTCCGTTATTATCAAAATAATTATTTAAAATACTATATTGAGAATAACGTATTCCTCTTAAATAAATAAGAGATCCTAGTATAGTATTGTTTTTAATAATACAATTTTTTGGATAGTTATCTTCACCGATAGATAAAGTAGCAACACTTTGAATTCCATTATTAATAAATGTATTATGTTCTATTAGAATATTTTTATTTTGTTTTAAAATATCAATTCCACCATTTGTATTTCCTTTTATATAACAATTTTTTATTGTTATAGTGTCATTATATATATTGTCTGTCCATGGTTCTAAATCTATAGCAAACTGTGGACTAGTTCCACTTGTATTTATAATTTCACAATTATCAATTGTAACATTATAAACACCACCAATTAAAGCAATTCCGTTTCTTCTATTGTTATCAATTTTACAATTATATATTACAATATTTTCAGTATCACCATCAGCTGTACCTGATGCAATAATACCCTCACCACCAGCTTTTTGTAATGTTAAACCTTTAATTGATATGTTTTTTGCATCTTTTATATGAATACATGCTTGTTGAGTTGTTTCTGGTTTATTAAATTCAAGTATAGTATTTATTCCTTCAATTTCAACATTATTAATTTCATTAATATTTAATATATATTTTTTATTTTCATCACTAATATTAGTTATATGACAATTTTGTAATTTTAATTTTGTATTACTTTTTAAATTTAATTCATCATCAATATCAAATATTAAATTTTTAAAAATTAAATTTAAATTGGTATTTAATATATTATTTAATTTTGTTGTTATATTAGTTTCACTATCAGTAATATCTAATCCTAATTGCATTACGTTAATATAATCATTATTAGGGATAAATTCAGCAATTAATTCTTCATTATTTAACCCTATTATTAACATATCATCAATTATATCTTCATTAGTTTTTTCTCTTATTTTATATAATGATCCACCATTATCATTATATGTATAATAACCACTAGTTCTAACAAAATTACCATTTAATAAAGTTGTACTATTTTTCATTTCATCAACATTATTATATGTCCATGTTATGTTAGTATTAAAATAATTTTGTATTAATTCTTCAAAAGTTCCGTCAGTTACCATTTCATCAAGTTTATTATTTATTTCTTGTTGTACGTCAAGATTATTAAAATAATTATTAATAAAACTTTCTAATTCTTCCACAGTATTATTTACATTAGTTTCAAATTCATCAACATTATTTTGTAATTCAATTATAGCATCAGCATTATTATTTAATGTTGTTATAACAGTATTTTTTAAATAATCAAGTAATGCACATAATGTTTCATAATATGACATGCTTTCATCAAATGCAAGTGGTATAGCTTTAAAAATATAATTAGTAAAGACACCACTTTCTTTAGCTTTTATTACTTCAATATGATTATTCATTTTTTATCACCTTCCTTAAAATATTCCCATAAATAAATCATTTAATTCATTTATAATTAATAAATCAATATTCATTAAGTTATTCTTTATATCTTTTAATAAATCAATAGTATATTTATTTCCGTTATTACCTCTTATACTACGTCCAAAAGTTTCATTAGCAGTTCCACTACTATTTGAGGTATCATTTATACCTGTTTTATTCATAGTATAATTAGTAGCCCAATTTTGATTTTCTAAAGCAGTAAAATCAAGTTGTCCTTGAGGTGTATCTTGAAATAAATTTTTATTATCACTAATAGATGCAGAAGTCGTATTTATGTTATTACTATTAGAACGACTAGAATTTTCAGCCAAGTCAACATTTCCAAATATATTTAATAAAGCTGTTTCTTGTTTTTCATATAATATATTATATTTCGGCATTATTAACTTCATTGTGTTATTAAGATAAAATTTAAATAATTCAGCAGTTTCAAATCCAATTTCATTTTCATAATAATAATTTAAAATATTTTGATTTAATATATTACGATATGTTTCATTAAAAATAGGATAATCATTAAGTCCAAAATCAAAATTATTATCAATTAAGGATTTAATTGTTATTGTATAATGAGCCATTATCATCACCTATCTTTTCTATATTTATTATATCACTTTTATTTTCACTTATCAATTTTAATACTTCTTTATTAAGTTCAATTTTTATCTTAAGTCCATATTTTTTGTTGATCATATCACATGCTTCTTTACGTGTTTTATAAAAGCAATTTAAATAATAATTAATTAAATCGTTATTACTATCTACTTCATTAGTAATTAATCTTTCTTTTTTATCAGTATTAGCATTATTAATTCCTAGATAGGTTAAAGCTTCGTTCCAAATTTCATGTTTATGTAGTTCTAATTTATCAATTAAATACGGTGCATCAGTTTTTAATACATTTAATTTATTTGAAATATCAAATTGTTTATTACCAAAAATAAATGGTGTATTTCCACTATATTGCATGTAAACATTTTTTAAAGTAAGAATTGTTTTTGTATCACCTTCAATTAAAATAGGTGTTTTTTGTGCAATAAGGTTGACGTCAATTGTACGTTCAGTTTCAAAAAGTCTATATGACATTAATTCAATAGTTTGTGAAGTAGGTAAACATAAATCATTATTCATGACATATACTAAATCGTCAAAATCAACTTTTTTACTATAACCTAGTGACCATGCAAGTATTTTATTAGGTAACATATAGATATTAAATTTATCATCAGGATTAGCACGTAATACCATATATCCTTTAGTTTCGTCTTTATAAAAACATGATTTACCGTATTCAAATAGATTTAATTCCATAAAACGACTAGCACCATAACCAGCAATTTCATCAAGTCCTTCCCAAGTAAATAATGAAATTGCAAGTAATTTTAATCTATCAAAATAATCAGCATATGTTCTATTATTAATTAATAAAGCAAGTTCATTTTCTTTAATTCCTTTCATATTATCACCTCTTAACTAACTATTGTATTACTTTGAGTATAATCAAACATAGTTGTTGGATTATGCCATAAAGTAATTCCATTATTAAATATTCTTTTTATTATTTGTAAAAATTGTTGTGGTATGTCACCCTCAAAATTACACTCAATAGTTTTTACATAATTCCAATTAGTACGACCTGTTATATTAGGTGCTTTAATAGTATTTACTTTATAACCAAACATATCAAAATATTTATCAATTATTTGTGCAAATTCTTGTTTTATACTCATTTGATAACATGTAAAAGTTGTTTCTTGCATAGAATAATTAATATCACCACTATTTAAATTTCCTTGAGCTTGAGGTGACATAGTATCACGTTTATTCATTATTTTCATAACGTCACCAATTAATCCAAGTCCACCACTAACAGCACCACCAACATTTTGAGATGCAATACTTCCACCAATTCCAACAGCATCTTGAATAAGTCCAATTTTAATATTAGCACTATTTTGAGTTAACCAATTTACATAGGCATCACTATTCCATGAACACATAGGAAATTTACCAAGTGGTAGTCCGTCCATTTGATTATAACTATTATCATTATTTTTATATTTATAAGGTTTTAAAAATATTGATGCACCTGGACAAATTGCATGTTCAATTTTAAAATATAAATAACCATTAGCATCAGTATTTCTAAATAATTCATATTGGTAAATTGCATTTCCACCATTTCCATTATTCATTAATATATAACAATATGGATATGTTAATAATTTTTTATTACGTGGTGTATAACCATTTAAAGAAGTTGCACGATAAATAGCATCAGTATTAGCATCTTCCCACATATCATCATAACTTCCTTGTTTTTGTTTTACACTTCCCCAATAACCTTCATTTTGATTTTCAAGTACTTTTTCAAAACATTTATCAGGACAAGTAAACAACATATAAATTGCATCACTTCTTCCACTATTAGCAAAAGCTTGAATTGTATTTTGTAATTTTTGTATTCCATTAGTAGTATTAGTGTACCAAAAATATTCAAGTCCACTTAAATTAGAATTATAAACATTACATGGTGTAGCATAGCCACCCGATAATTCCCAATACGGATCCTGTGAAGTTCCGGTATTTGTTATGTAAGGAAATACTGTTGTTGCTAAAATAAAACACATGTTATCTTTTCCATAGCCAGCTTTTTTAGTTTTTTTATCACAAACATAATCGCCTGTTTCAAGTCCTTCAGGTATAGTATGAAGTCCAACCGTATCATTATTAACATGTTCTCTTTCAACAAATGAAGGATTATATACAATATCAAATTGATATGTTTGAAAAACGTCAGTTTCAAAAGTTATACCTGTGCAATTTTCATTTACATATTCCATATTTGTAATAAAACAAAAATAATATTTTGTAGTAAAGCCCTCATTACGATAAAAAAGGTAATTACAACCAATTATTTCATCAATAGGAAATCCAACTTTAATATAATTGTCTTTTTTAATGTAAGTATAATTATCAAGAGTTTTAAAAACTTTACTATTAAAATAAGTCATTTGTTGAGTTGCATTTGTAAAGGTTAATTGATTTTTATAATCATTTTCAAGAGGTGTTTTACATAAGTAAATATCACCCTGTGGTGTTATATTTATCATATTATCACTTTCCTTTCTTAATTAAATAAAAGACGGTGTGTTGTGCCACCGTCTTTAAATTACTATTCACTAACTGTTACAGCACTAGTAGATTTTTTACCATTTTCACTTAATGCAGTTAATGTTCCTGTTCCTGCAGAAACAGGTACTACTTTAACACTAGTATTAGATACTTTTGTTACAGTAAATACTTCTTCATCACTACTTGAGAAAGTAATATCACTTGTAGCATTAGCAGGTGTAATAGTTAATGTTACAGTTTCATCAGTTCCAACAGTTGCACTAGTTGTACTAGGTAAACTTATTGCAGTTGCAGGTATAGGTTGTTCAGTTGCTAGTACGACAGCATTAGCAAAAGGACATATTGCAAAAGTTCCCCATGCGTGTAAGTATTCGTTCCATGACATAGTTCTTGCATTATAAAATTCATCAAATCTAAATAGATTATCATATATTTGTAACCAACTTTCATCACATAATACAGCAACAATTTCATCATTTGCAAAACTATCAACAACTACAATACGAGCTTGCATATCAGCATAAGTTAAATTAAATGCTTGAGCAAGTGTTTCAACTTCCACTTCAGCAAGTGCATCAGCAGTAATAATTAATACCATACGTTCTTTATCAGTCCATGTAGTAATTAATCCTTTTGCACCACTAAATTTTGAATAAGCATTGTATTCAGTACTAGGGAAAGACATTTTATTAAATAAAGCACGTACTTTTTTAACAAAAGCTTTACTAGTAGCATTATCAACAGGTTTAGATACTGTTTCAACAATAACTTTATCATTATTATAAGCACCGTCAATTATATCTTTTGTATATTTAAACTCATCAATATAATTTCCACTATATAATGAAGTAGTAATACTTGAAATAAAACTTTCAAAATTTTCCCATGAAGTAAATGCACCTTGTAATCCTTCACGTGCAATAGTTTTAGTATAAAGATCTTGTCTATTACGTCTATAATATGCAACATGTGTATCAGGATCAGTAATAGTTAATAGTTTTGCCATAGCAGTATTATTGTATTCATATTTTTCAGCGATAGCAGGATTTTCATAAATATCTTGAATATCAGTACCAAGTGGTACACTTCCTTTTTTAAATATAGATAAAGGATTATCATAAGACTTGTTTCTAACAATAGTTAAAGCAATACGATTAATTAAATTATTTACAAATTCGTTTAGCATAGGTTGATATGCATCATTAAATAAAATATTTGAAATAGTATTAATATTATCAGCAGTAGCACTAGGTACAGTATTCATATATACCTGTGAGCTATCTTCACGTATAACATTAAAGACTTTTGCACCTTTAGGTAATGCCATATTAAATCAACTCTCCCTTCTCATCAATGACGTCCTCAATTTCAAGTTTTTCACCTTCGTCAGTTATTTCTTCTTCCTCTTTTTCTTCTTCCTTATCAAATCCTATTTTTTGAAATAGACGACCATTTACTTTTAATAGTTCAGCATTGTCAGTTTCAAGTTTACCAATTTTTTCACCAAGACTAGCTACTTCGTCCATAGCACTTGAATAACTTGATAATACACCAAGTAAATCTTCACTAACTAAAGCTTGACTTGTTTCGTCTAATTTTTCCTTAATAGAAGTAATAAGTTTTTCAAAATCTTCTTTTGTCAACATATTGACACACTCCTTTCTATTATTTATATATCACAAAAAAATATAATTGTCAATTAGGCATTTTCATCACTATATAAAAATTTCATATTCATATTTTTATTATTTGTTATAACAGAATTAGACGTTATAGTTGATATATCTATAGTTTGCTCTAAATCAATAAGTAAATCTTGTTTTGCTACATAATATGCAATAGTTTCATTATTTTGTAAAAATGTTTTAAATGTAGATGTGTTACTTGCAATATTATTATCTGCTCTTATTACAAATCTTCCATTTAATGTATTTTGATTATTATAGTTTGATATTAAATTTTTACTTGTTGTATCGTCTCTATAAATATCAACCCAATTAGATCCAACAAAACGATTAGATAATATATAGTTTGTATTATCACTTCCATTTTGAGAATTATAAATTAAATCACTATCATAATAAAATCTTGTAGTATCTGGTGCTGGACTTGAAACAGCTTGCCAATATTCATTTCCTGTAAAAGTTATTTTACCAATTCTTTTATGTAAATAACATTTTCCATTTTCATCAATTATTAATTTATCTTTTATATCACCAATACCACATATCTCGTTATCACCTAAAGAAATAGTGGTATCAACATTATCAATAGTTAATACAACATTAGTTGAAACAACCGGAATATCAACGGGACTATTAGGTTCAGGTGTATTACTTTGAATACTATCAAAAGTTAAATACATAGAATATAATTTAAAATCATTAATATCAGTAGTAACTGACACACTACTTAAACCATTATATCCCTCATCAGCTGTAATTGTTGTAGTTGTATTTTCAGTTATAGTAACTTCTTTTTCTTGTAACTTGGTCGGTTCACTTCCACCACCTTTATTTTTTCCTAATAAATAACTAAATAAGTCCATAATTATCTTTACTCACTTTCATTAGGTTCTTCTTGAGGTTCTTCATCAGTTGGTGTAAGCCATTGTTCATTTTCTTCATCATAAATATAAATATCTTGTGTATCTATTTCAATTAAAGTACTTCCATTTTTAATAATATTTTCTTCAATTTTAGTCGGTTTACTATCTGTTGATAAACCTACTAAATCACATAAAATATAAGATTTATTATCTTTTAAATCATTTCTTCTAATATTTGATATTGTTATCATAATTATTCCTCCTTTTAAACAATATTTCTTTCTCTTATTTTATTTGCATATAATACCCATTTAAAATGGTATTTTCTATAATCGGGTGTTGGTGTAGGTGGTACAGGTCCTGTATATGTACGCCAATTATGTCCATAGCCCTGTTTAATAACTGTATCATTTACATAACATGTATTATAAACATGTGTAGCATTTCTTAATTGATAATGTCCTGTTCCTACGTCATAAAATCCTTGATATGTTCCTTTAGCAGTATTATAGTGTACGTGATCACCTGTAACGTGTCCTGCTGTTCCTGTATGACCTATTAAATCCCCTTGTTGAAATACTTGATTAAGACTAGCAATTGGATTTTCGTCATGCATTGTATTAAATGTAACATAATCAAATGTTCCGTCAGGCCAGTGTACTTTATTTAAACTTGTAAATACTCTTGAGTGACTTGCAAAATTAGTATTAACACATTTACAACTACATGGTGCATAATAGGGTGCATGATAAATTCTTCCATTAGGCCCCCAACCTAACAAGTCTATTGAATATGTATATAGATGAGAGTATGAGCCACCTTCGTCCTGTGACATGTATAAGTAGGGTAAAGGAAACAACATTACTTCATAGCCGTCTTGTGCAACAAGTCTTTCACCTGCAACCATATTACCACCCCATTATATCTTTTAATTGTTCACTTGATAAAACGAGTATTTTATCATCATGTTCTTTTAAATAATCAACAAGACCATTTTTATCAATAAGAGTTAATTCACCTTCATATTTTTTAACAGGTTCTTCATATAATTTTAAACTACTTTCATCACACCAACCCAAGTCACCTGTGGTATTGTATGGGTGTTTACTTCCTTTAGCTATTCTTGTTATATTAGTAATTTTATTTGTAATTTTTCTTGAGGGTGTTGTTGCATTACTAGAAACATAAATATAACCATTTAAAATAACTTTATCACCAATTTTAAATTTCATATTTATTCTTTCCTTTCAAGTTTATCTTCAATAATTGAAAGACGTGTGTTAATTCCATTTAATGTTTCTATCATTTTTACTAAAGTATTATTCATATCTTTCATAGTTGTACTTTGAAAATAAATTAAATAACCAACACATAATGTACCCACACCATATTGAAAAACATAATTTAATATTTCTTCCATAATAAAATCACCTTCCTTATTTTATATATATCATAAGTTGGGTGATTTTTCAAGTTATTTAATTGTAAAATCAGTATCAACTAATAAGACACCACCTTTTACATGTTTAAATGATAATTTATGTTCTTTATCTTCTTCACTTGCAAGTATTTCCATACCTTTATTAAAATTATTAAAATTAACATATTTACCTAGTTTTTTAGGAAGTCCGGCAACAGTTACATTTAATTTATTATCATATTCTTCAATATAGCATTTTTGCCTTAAATATTTTCCTCTCGTAAATCTACTTTCTATTTTCCATGCACCAAGACGAAAATCATCAATATCAACAAATTTTTGAAGTTCATCATCAGTCATATCTAATAAATGTATGCTATCAGTATCACTATAAATATAATAATCTTTTTTATATTTATTAATTGTATAATCTTTAATAGCTTGACTTGTAGTAATTGTTTTACGTCTTGCATAAGAAGTAATAAATGTTGCCACAGGTATATAAATTGCATTACGTATTTCTTCTTCACCTAGTTTATATTTAACAATACCTTCTTCATTTAAATAAGGATATTTTCCACGTACACGTGGATTAAGTCCAAATTTACCATATAATGAATTGAGCATCAATTTTGAAATAATATATAATACATTATTATTTTCTTTTTTAGCATTAATTTTTCGTTCAGTCCAATAATCAATATAATTAGTAAATAAACCTTTTAATCCTTTAAATTTCCAACCATTATGCCATGTTATATCATAAACATTATAATGAGATAAAAAAAGTTCTAAATCTATGTTTGTTAAATATAATGTCACAATATCACCTTCACTTGATTTAATATATTCATTTGATACAAAAGAAGGATTATTTTTTATTTGTAATGTTGGTATCATACCTTCTTTAACTTCAAAAGAACAGGAAAAACATTGAATATATAATTTATATAATTTATCTTCTTGATAACGTCCTTCAAAAAATAAAGGATCACCAAAAGGTAAATATTCAAATTTCATAACACTAGGATATAAACTATTTACGTCAAGTACAAGTCCTTTCCCTGTTTCTTTTTCTTTATAAGTATCATTTAAATAAGTAAATCCACCTTTATAACTTTTTCTAATATCACTATCAATATAAAAATCAAGTATAGGAAAGTATTTATTAAAATTTTTATTCATTTCTTTATAATTAGTAAGTGCATCACTTCCAATAGTCATTTTTAAAAGTTTTTCATTAAACATATATTCCAAAGCTCTTGCCATTATTTCAACGTCATTTTTTATATATGCTATTTCTTCTTTTGTTAAAATATGACCAATTTCTCTTTTAGCTTTATAGTCAATTTCTAATTTTCTAATAGGTAAGTTAAAATCTTTTGCAATTTTATCAACACTAAAATTTAAAATTTTCATACTATCATATATAGTTACTTTATTAGTATGTTTTTTAGTTACGTGAAAATATATTTCAATAGAATAGAATTGTCCCATATCACTTATTAAACATGTAAAAGTTTTATCTCTTTTTTCTTTTTTATCTTTTATAACTTCATATCCATTATTTAATAAGTAATTGAAAATATACTCACCGTCAAATTTTAAATTGTGAAAATAAAGTTGATAATTTTCTTTTTTATCACTACAAAATTCAATAAAATCTTCAATAGAATTTCCATATATAAAATTATCAACATTTCCAATTTCACATAAAGCATAAGCCCATACACGACAATCATTAGGGTCAGTTGTCGTTTCAAAATCGGCTGTAAACTTTCTCACAATTTACTTATAATATCATCAATATTTTCAATTAGATTATCATAAAGACTTCCTACGTCGTCCTTAATATCATTAGGATTAAATCCTTTAATAGACTTTCCTATTACTAATGGATAATATTCAGTTATTGATTTAACAGCTTTTTCATTTTGAAATAGTTTATAAAACTCTCTATTACTTAATTTATTAAGTTTATCTTCCAATTCCTTTAATTTATCTTTATCATAATTAGTATAATATGCAAGATCAGTTAACATTTTCTTATAATTTTCTCTAAATAATGAATTTTGATATTCATGACTTCTTCCTGTTTTATATACTAAAGCTTGATATCTTTTTAATTCCTCGTTTTTTAATAATTGTATATTTTTCTCTAAATTTTCTCTTTTAGCTTTTAAATTAAGATAATAACTATCACCCATTTGTGCAAAAGTAACAGCTTGTTGTTTACCAAAAACTAAAGGTTTAGTTGTTTCTAATCGTTTTAATTCACGTGATATATTTGCTTTAACACGTTTAGTTTCTCTTTTTAAATTTTCATATTCATAACGTGATATTAAATAACCACTTTCAAGTTGCATTGACTGTTCTGCACCACGAATTGAGAATCTTTTTAATTCTGCAAGTTTACGTTTTAATTCATTTCTTGTATAAACATTTTGTTTTAAATTTTTCTTTGTTATTGTTTGTGGTAATAAGTAATTATAACTATCAGCATAATTTTGAATTCTTTTAATTTTTTGATTATAGTTTTTAATTACTTTATTAATTTCTTGATTTAATTTTTTATCATATCTTATAGCCATAATATCACCACTTTAATTATAAAACAATTAATGTTAAATTACTATCAATAATTTCTTTATTATTTACCAATACCCTAAATCCACGTTTTTCAACCTTTTTATAATATGAAAGTAAAAATAATTTTGTAGCATCAATATCAATTTTATAATTAGCTAATAATTTTGAATTTTCACAACTAATGTATGATCCAACATTATCTAAAAACTTTTTTCTTAAAAATAATGATGAAAAATATAAAACAATATCTTCACCATTAATATTTAATGATGCATAATATTCACTTTCCTTTAAATCATAATAAATTCCTCTTGCACTTTTCATAATATCACCTTAAATAAAAAGTATAGGTTGCCCTATACTAAAGTTAATGTTAAAGTACTTTTACCATTTCCAATTGGCCTTTTAGCAACCTTAACTTTTAATCCATTTTCCCATGTAGGCATACCATAAATTGCCATTAATTTACGCATAATATTAAATATTCCATATGATCCTGTTGCATAAGTTTGACCATTTAAATCAAATAATATAGTACGATATTTCTTTTTCATTTCACCGGTTTCACTATCAACAACGTCACGTTCTTCACAATATACGTCTTTAATCTCAATTTCTTGACCAACACAGTCATTAAGTAATGCATCACATGTTTCAAGTGCATTAAATAATTCCTTCTTATCTTCTTCTTTTTGTGCTACTTTTGAGCAATATGTCTTTCCAACATTTCCATTAAATAAAGTTAATTCATTTTTTTCCATAATAATCCTCTCTTTCTTAATCTAAACTTTTTAATGTTTCACATACTTTGTTATAAATCATTGCTGTTGTACTTTTTTCGGTATCACTAGCTTTTTCTATTCCTGATACCTTAATTACTACTGTTGATTTTTCTTTGTTGTCTTTGCTATCCTTTACTTCAACGATAACTTTAGCCATTTTCACAATTCCTTTCTAGTGCTTATATGCACTATGCTATATATAATAGTAAAAGAGGTTTTAATTTTATTATATATAGCATACTACATATAAGTATGTAGTATATTATTTCTTTCGTCCACCTTTACGACATGCCATTATAACACCACCTTTGCATAAATTTCATAATTTTCATATTTTAAATTCTTATCATTTACATATATCATAATTTCACAATAACTTTCAAATTCAATATATTCATACTTTTTAAATCCAAAATATTTTGATTTATGATAAATTTTTAATAAATAATTCATATTATATTTCCTCAACTTCATCAACAACACTATATAAATATTCGTTAATATGTTCTTTAACTATTTCAATAGCTATTTTATTTGCATCTTCCATAGTATCAGCTTTTATTTCTTTACCAATTAATAAATCAAAATTTCCTATTATATCAATTACTCTAAATGTTTTCATTTCTTTTCACCACCTTCTACTTCATCATATAAGAAATTAACTAATTGTTTCATTATTTCATATTTTCCATTTAAATCAACATATTTCTTTTCTAAATTATTATAATCTTCTTTTATTTCTTTTATATCAGTTTTATATTCATCATATAAATAATAAATTCCAAAATATAAAACTAACACAATTATTACAATACTAATCCATATAACCATAATATAAATCCCTACTATCTTCAATTAACATTAATTTTGTTGAATATTTTAATTTTCTTTTAAATTTGTCCATTTCAAATTCGGTTGTAAAATATTTAAAAAATTGTCTTCCTGTATCAACTACTTGTAATAATAAATATAATTTCATATTAATCCCTTCCTATAAATAAGCAACACATAATAATTAAAACTAACGTACCACCAACCATACAACCAAGAATAAAATTCATAACTCACCTCTTAACTTTTTTATTATTTTCTTTAATTTTTCAATTTCTTTTTTTAATTTAATATTTTCTATTTGAGTATCAATTAATTGTTTTTCAATTTTTAATTTATCACTCATATTTTATTCCTTTCATAATTTCATAATAAATGATTATTTTTTAAAAGTCAACATTTTTTTCAACATTTTTTATAAAAAGTTTTTTATTATGTAAAATAATGTAAATTTGCTTTTTTAAAAAATATATGTTATAATTAATATGTTGTGATAGGCAATAAGCTATTTTCACAAACAATTCTTAAGTACGATATTTATCATTTAATATATAATAATTAAGATTATGTTATCAACGTGAAGAACGTATTAATCTTATTTTCTAGTGATATAGTGTTATATAATGATAAAATATTGTACTTTTATTTTTTGAGGTGAAATAAATGAATAACGATATGTGGCTTAATTTTAATAAAATATTATCTTATGGTGCATTATTAAATTGGATAATTGCTGAACGTGGTGTTGGTAAATCTTATGGTGCTAAAAAATATATTGTTGACCATTTTAAAGCTAAACATAAACAAACATGTTATGTAAGAAGATATAATAAAGAATTACAAGAAGCTCTAATGAAAAAATCACAACCTATATTTTTTGATCAAGTTAAAAAAGAATTTCCTGATGATAAATTAACTAATAATACAGAAGTTTTATATTGTAACGGTGAAATATGTGGGTATGCACTTCCTTTATCTACTTCAAATATTTTAAAATCAAGTACTTTTGAAAATGTTGATACTATTATTTTTGATGAATTTATAATTGATAAAGGGTGCTATCATTATTTACAAAATGAGGTTGTAATGCTACTTGAATTAATTGAAAGTATTGCACGATTAAGAAAAATAACCGTTCTTTGTTTAGGTAATGCTATTTCAATTACTAATCCTTATTTTACTGAATTAAATATTACTTTACCTTATAATAGTGAATTTAAAATATTACAACGTGATAATAATGGACTTCCTTTAATGTTAATATATTATGGTAAAAATTTAAAATATCGTGAAGAAAAGAAAAAAACACGTTTCGGTCAATTAATAGCTAATACTTCTTACGGTAAATATGCTATTGATAATGAAATGCTACGTGATAGTAAGGCATTTATTCATAAAAAATCAAGTAAAGCAAAATTCTATTTTATATTAAAACTTAATAATAAAAATATTGGTATATGGATAGATTATAATGAACAAAAAATGTATATATCTTATGATTATGATCCTTTATGTCCTGTTATATTTTCATTAACTAATAATGATCATGATGAAAAAACATTACTTATTAGATGCCGTACTTCACCATTTTTTAAATCTATTATTGAATATTATAGACAAGCTAAATTATACTTTGATAATCAACAAATCAAAAATCAAGTTATGAATATCCTTGTTAAATACCTAACGTACTAACTTGACACTCATGTATTGGGTGTCTTTTTTGTTGCTTTACATTTTAGTTTACATTTTATGTTTACACTTTTTGAGTGTGGATTTTCCTGTGTCCGTTGTCGGTTTCGGTTTCGGTTGTCGGTTGGGGAAATTGCTGGATGCGGGACAAGGGAA